TCAGCACGCTGGCGCTACCGTCCGCGTGTTCGTCTAGCTTTGCGACGCTCATAGTCCAAACCTCGCACGGCAGGCATCCGTCGTCATGCACGTTCCGAACGCGCCGAGAATGATCTGCGTGTAGCGGTTGCCGAACACCTTGCCGACCCACGTGGGGTTGGTGTCGTGCTGCGTCAGGTGCTCGTCGTGCGCCTTATTCTGCGCGCTCAGGTCAGCGTAGACGCGCTCGACCTGGTCGTAGTTTGCCTTCAACTGCTCGAGCACGGCCGACAGGTCAATCGTCGGCGTGAGCACTGGCCCCGGCTGCGGTGTCGGCGCGGACGTCGGTATCGGCGTGGGCTGAGGGACAGGAACGGGCGGCGGCGAAGGAGGTGTGACCACAGGCGTTCCGCTCGACCAGTTTTGACCCCACTTCACGAGCACGACGTTTGACCGCTCGAAGGGACGCGTGTATTCCGTCCCGTAGCGCGCGTTGCCACGCACGATGAACAGGCCGACCAATTCGTTCGGCGCCGGGTTGCGGTCCTGCAGCTCGCCCCAACGACTGTCGTAGAACCACGATTTCGCAACGGCGTACGGCGCGGCCGTGGCGTTGGGGTCTTGCTCTTGCCGCTTGTACCACATCTGCACCACAGGCGAGCACGCCCAATGCCCGTCAGCCGCGCGCAGACACATGCCGTAGGTGAATTGAATTGGGCCTTCCCATCCATCTGGCACGACATCCGGCCAGCGACTTGGTCCGTCAAGGCAATCTGCATTCACCGGAAACCCGTAGTCCGTAAACGTCACGCTGGTGATGTGACACGTAATCGGGCGGAAGAGCGTGTCACCTGGTCCGGCGTAAAGCCGCGACGTGGACACGTTGATGTCATCGCCCTGAGCAAAGGCCGACGACGCAATGAGCACGAGAACGAGCGCCAAGAACGCGCGCTTCACGGTTGCCTCCCAAACCACTGCACAAACGGCGTCCGCGCTGGCATAGCCCAGAACCCAGACCGAAGTCGGCGTCTCTGCGTCGTGCTCATGGCCGCCAATATTTCGCATGCCTCAATACAGTCTGCGTTGACGCGCGTGCTCGTGGCGCTCAGTATCGCGCTCACGGTTGCCTCCCAATCCGATAGTTGTGCGTGGCCACAGCCGACAGCACGAAGGTCTGCGCTACGTTGATCCCGATCGCCAGCGCGCGGGCTTTCTTCCCGCCCATGTCGTGCAACTTCGCCGTCAACCACAGGGATCCCGCCGCTGTCCCCATCTTCACGGCAGCGAACGCCAGCGGGTTACGGCTGACATGTCCGAGGTAGGGATTCGATTCGTAGTAGCGCGACGGTTCGCCGCGGCGCTCGGCTTCCTTCGACTGGCCAAGCAGGTCCATCGTTGTTGCCAAGTCAAGCGAGTGAGCCACGACAGCAGCCGACAGCGACGCCCGGAAGGCCACATCCTGCGCTGATGCAGCCGCCGACGCGCACAGCAGCACGAGTGCCAGCAATCCTGCCTTCATGCCTTCGCTCCAATCACGTTGATGTAGGTGGCTTCGCGACGCTCGGCCGCCAGCGAGATCAGTCGCACCAACATGTTCACAACCGCCGCGCAATTCCGAATGCCTCCAGCCGTGCGCTCCTGCCCGACCCCGATGCATCCGTCCAACTGCTGCGGGTAATTCGCGCCGTGTATCTCGATCGCTGTCCGGCCTGGCACCTCGAGGAGCAGTGGTACTAGCCGCTGAAAGCGTGGCGAGTCGTAGTTCACCACCCGATAGCGGCCGGCCGGAATCTCCACGCCAAGGCGCTCGAGCGTCTGCACGACGGCGATATTGTTGACTGTCATCTGGCCGTGGATGGCGTCTCCGATTGGCTGCTCTCGGCGCAAGGTCAGTTCCATTACGGATGTCTCACCAGAGCGCGCACTAAGGCAACCGCCGCATCTCTGGAGTAGCGAAGCACCTCAAGCGCCACAGCGACCAAACCGAGTCCCATGCTGGCACGACGGATATTCCCCCATGTGATGACCGGGGCTTCGTCACCGGTCGCATCATGCTTGCGTCGCCCGAATACGTGCTCAGCCATCGACTTCATTTTCTGAGCTTCTTCGGCAATTCTGGCTTCGTGCGTTGCCACTTTGGAGTTCAACCGTTCCAAATGGTCATCGACGCGCTCAAGACGCATACTAATATCAGTCATCTGCTCTCGCCGTTCAGCGCGAGATTCAGAGAACATGCGGTCGATGTCTCGACGCATAGATGCAAGTTCTACGAGAAATTCACCCTTTTTAAGCGTATCTGGCACAACAGAGTCCATTACGATCTCTAAAGCACGCGCGCCGATTAAGACGCCACGCCGAAGATCGCAGTGGCCTTAATGCATCAGAAGATGAGCTTGCCTACAAAACCCATGCCTAACGACATGCGACTTACTTTGTAATCCCGTAGATCCGAATCTCTCCCGACGCAATGTTGCCCGCGCTGAAATAGAAGCGCATCGCATTGATCGCCGTCGTTCCAGTCATCCACCCTGACGTACGCCGATTCATAAATCGACCACTCGGCGTGTTGACGGTGCCAATGACATTTGACGCAAAACGATGTTGGATACTTCCCGTGGCAAGTCGAGTACAGCGCATGACGCCTTCTATTCCAGGCGTGGCTGTCCACGTTGTTGTCCCGTCGTGCGCCGCTTCAAATATGTGAAACGATGTGCTGCCGTACGTGCCGTCGTTTGTTACCGTGCTGATCGGCTGGTTCGTGTCACCAATCGTCACATAGAAATAGTCGCCGGCCGTACTGCGCCACGTCGAACCACCGTCGTAAGACACACGCATCTTGAGATCGACGGCATTACTTGACGGAGCGACGCCTACGAACCGCACCTCGTAATCATCGAAATCAGTCTGGAATACATCGCCCGCGCCAAACCGGTTTCGCGTTGTGAAATCAAGGCTTGACGACGATGACGCGGTCAACGACGCCAACAACACCAACGCGGAACTGCCCGCTTGGCCGACCGTCTGCGTGATAACGGTCACAGCCCCAGCATTGGACGACCCTGAAAACATCTGGGCCGTTTTCTGGCGCCACGTCGCCTTGAACGTGGAACCTTCAATGGCCGTCACGCGCCGAACGGCTTGCGCACCAGTCACGTACTCCGTGTTGACTTGCGTGATCGTAAAACTTGCATTGATGCCACGCGACGTATTCACAACGGTTTGCGTTTGACCGGGCGCTAATCCAGTCTCGAGCGTGGAGTACTCAATCTCTTTGAGTGTATGAAGTTTTTCGTCGAGAATGGTTGCCGCTAACGCGTCAGCAATCGCCTGATCCGTGATGTCATCGGATTGCGCCGCATACTCGTGATCGCCATCAGCTGCGACGCTCGTCGCGTCTTCGGCTGTACCAATTACGCCCGATCCGATGACAAACACACGGTTTGCAAAATCGTCACGCGTCGGCTTAACACGAATGTCGCCAATGGTTTGGCCGTCGTTATTGGCAATATCGAATGGCGCCGCGATGTCACCGGGGGCGTACATGCGCAACTTTTTGTTGGCGTCGATCTGCCACACATAGCCCGTCAACGTCGTCAACTGATCAAGCGTCTGACGGACCATCTGGGAGTAGACGACAAAATTATCAGCAAATGTCGGCCCATCCACTTGGCTGGCGTGTAGCGATGCGCCTGGAATGTAGGCCACGATAGTCGTTAACGCGGCCTTCAGTGTGGTCCCAGCGAGGAATGCAACGCCCCCAATCAGCGTGCCGATGTAGCGACGATCCGCCAACTGGTTATAGTCATTCGCGACGATGTCCAGCGTCATGCCCGACGTTGGTTCGCCTCCGTATCCACGCGTCGTAACGGCCGCGACGTACCCGCCAAAGATGGCCGTCCCGTTTTCTGTCAGGATCACTTCATCATCAATCGACGGCGCCGACGACGCCGACGCCACGTTGTACGCGCATTGCAGTGTCGCCGCTCCATTCGCCGGAGCCGTAATGCGCAACGATCGGATCTGCGGCACGACAGCAGACCCATTGATCGTCATGGCGTACGTCGCCATTACCGAGTGACTCCGTGCGCCTGCGCGGCTTCGCGGAAGTACGGCATGATGCCGTACGCGATGTCACGCCCTTCCAACTGAATCACGTAGGGTCTGCTACTGCCGCCACTTCCGGCAATAGCATTCGAGACACCGCGTTGCTGCGCGGCATTCAGAATCAACTCACCAGGCGTCAGCATGGCCGGAACGGTATCAGTGCCGCGAGGCACAAATCCGCCGCGGCCGAAGTGCTGCACACCGAACGAAGTCACTCGCCCACCAGCGGCCGCACCTGGAATCACATCTGATGGGAACGTGGGATCAATGATGCCGGTATCTACTTGCGTATGGACTTTGATGGTCTTGTCGCTTGGAATCTTCCCGAGCGAGGACGCGAGGTCGTCAGCCGCAGACGCGGCGTCATCCAGCGACAGCCCAAGCCCGCGTGCAATCGCGTCTGTCAGCTTCTTGACGCTCTCCACAACCGACTTGAAGCCCTCCGACATCGTCATAGAGAACTTCACGCCGGACTCTCCGAGGTCGGTAATGACGTTGCCGTTCTCGTCCGTCAACTGGCCGAGTTCAACCATCCGCTGCAGAACTGGCGCAAGGGCAGCTGGAATCTCAGTGCCCGTCTTTAGCGCATTGTGAACGAACTCGTTGACCGAGTCGCCCATGTGACCAAGGACCACGTCCAGATCGACGCCGGCCCCGGTCAGCACCTTGAAGTCCTGGTACAGTTCGCCGGCCTGCTTCTCAAGCTGCTGGCGCGAGAACGCCGGCCCAAGCTCTTCGAGAGTCAGACCGTACTTCTTGGCTGTCTCCTCCAAGGTCTGCATCGCCTTGGCCTGGAAGTCAAACGCCGCGTTCAGATCTTCGATGGCCTTCTTGTAGGCTTCAGGCGTCTTGGCGTCGAGCATCGCCCGGAGCGTCGTGCCAGCGCCAACCGCCTTTTTATTCAGTTCATCCAGACCACCAGCCGCGTCAACAAACTGCTGGCGGATTGGATTGATCTTCTTCTCTTCGTTGTTGCCGAACAGCTTGCCAATCGCGCCGATGGCCTTATCGATGAGCGGGCCAGCCAGGGTTCCGAGCGGACCGATGAGTCCGCCGAGCGCCTTGCCAAACGTGCCGCCCAGGTTCTTCGTGATGCGCTCGCCCCAATCCTTCGTGAACGACGCGCCTAGACTGGATGCCGAGGCTTCAAGCCCACCCTTCACGCCGCCGCCGCCCGTGATGCCCTGCACCATGATCTTGGTGAAGTCGCCACTATCGAAGAAGTTTTTCACGTCGCTACCGAACATAGCGCCCAGGCCAAGAGGCTTGGCTTTGTTTAAAGTCGCAAGCCTCGCCGGGTCGATAATCTGCCGCTGTGGCGCTTCGTCTAAGACCGTGAAGCTCTCACGGCGTACCTTTGTGAGCTTCGCAAGCGCCGCAGCCGCGGCTTCGTCAGCCTGGAGTGAACGACGGAGCGTGGCCGTTTCGTCTTCTTCCGCCTGCTGCAATGCTTCAACTTGAACCTTCGACAGTCCGTACATCGTCGCAAGACGGTCCAGCGAGACGCCCTGTTCACGGTAGTACTTCACACCTTCGAGCACCTTGCCGTCGATGCCAGCGAGCACAAAACCAAGCCCTTGCGAGGTCTGCATGACCTCCTTGACGGCTTGTGCCCACACGCGGTATTCCTCGGCGGCCTTCTTGGCTGCTTCGGCTGCGCGCTTGGTGGCTTCTTCGTCCTTTTTGGCCTGGTCCGCGGCTTCCTTCGCTGCCGCTGCGGCGATGCGATCAAACGTCGTATCGCGCGCACCGTTCGCAAGGTTCGTGCGGTTCTGCTCACCACGTTTGCCGGCCGCCACGATGGCGTTGTACTTTGCGGCTTCCTCTTCCGCGCTCTGCCATGCCTCCGCGATAAAACGCACACCTGGAAGCTGTGACAGCACGACATCTCGAGTCGTCGTGCCAAGCGTCGACAGCGCACGCGACCAGAGGCTTGTGCTTTCGGTGCCGTTGTCAATGGCATCCGCCGCGGCGTCTGACTCTTCGGTCAGCTTTGTGATGGTCGCGAGGATGACCGGGTCGAACACGATGCGTCGGCCGATGGCTTCCTTGACGTTGTCCCAGGCGTTGCCAAGCTGCGCGACCTTGCCGGTATACGTGTCGAGTTGCGCCGATGCCTGCCCGCCAAACTGGCGGTTGACAGCATCGAGCACGGCCGAGAATCCTTTCGTTTGTAGTTCCGCTTGAGAGACCTGAATGCCGTACTTACCGAGTGTCTCGGTGTGTCCAGCCGCGGCCTTCGCAACCAGCGTTGTTGCCGTCTGAAGGTCGATGCCCAAACCAGACGCCAGATCCGCCGCCGCCTGCTGTGCGCGGCCCATCGCACTCGGCATGACGCCTCCCACCTGGACGAGCAGCGCTTGCATCTCGTTGGTGAGGTCATCCGAATAGATGGTGGTCTTCTGCATCTGCGTCGCCAGGTCGTTGAACTGGCTGACGACTTCAGGCGTGAAGGTGCCCTGTTGACGCAGGGCCGCATTGAGCTTGTTTTGCGCAGCCTCCGCGCTGGACGCAGACTTGACCGTATCGAGCATGAAGCCCGTAACCGCACGGAAGCTGGCGTTGAGCGCATTGAGCGCCGCCTGGCCTGTCACGTACGAGCCAACCAGCTTGCCAAAGCTCAGATCGAGCTTACTGGTACCGCCTTCGGCATTCTTTGCGGCATCGGCAAGTGACTGGATGCCCTTTGGCACGTCCAGCCCTAACGCCCTCATCTTGTCCGCGGCTTCTTGCGCCGTGGCGCCGACGCGCTTCAGTTCGTTCGCCGTCAGGTTGGAGACTCCGCCAGCATCTTCGACGGCACGCGCCATCAGCGTCGCTTCCTGAATGACGCGACGGCCGGAGAAGCCATCGGTCATCCGCGACAACTGCCGCTCAACTTTGGCCGCGCCAGTTTCAAAGCTGACGAGCGTCACTTCCGCCTTCTTCACGGCATCCGTGAAGGACGAAAAGTCAGCCTTAAAAGTGGCAGTAACAGCCATATTGATTAGTCAGAGTGCTGCACAGTCGTTTTGATCTGCTCGACCAAGACGTCATAGACATCCCGATCGAGTTCTTGCACCCACTCGTACCGCCAGCCGTTCATCCAACGACAGATGGCGAGGTCGCTGGCGACGGTGGCTCGCCACTCTGGCCGTTTTTTTCCGCACTCCGCGCAGTCTCTTGCGCGTCTTCGTGCGTCTCAACAGCTTCCAGCACTTCACGGAAGACGTCAGGATCGATGGACCGCACCGTGTCGACCGTCAGCGGGAGCGGCTTGCCGGCGAAGTCGATGAACGACCATTCAACGCCGTAGGCCATCACCTTCGACAGTCCCATCTGCTCGAGGTCGATCGCGAAGTGATCCGCATCGGACTTGTACTGCTGCGTCACCATCGCGCGGTACTCGCCTGTGTTCAGCCGCTTCTTCACGTCGATCCAGTCACCGTCTTTCAACGGCAACCGCACAATTTCAGGACGCACAACCGGACATCTGGCCATCGACTTACCCCTGCAGATCCAAGCTCGCGTAAAGCGTGCCGTCTGCGATGTGCAGCGAGAGGATCGGGTACGTCCACGATCCATTCGGGCGACAGACGCGAAACACCAAACCGGGCTGCTCCAGCTTGAATGCGTCGGACTCGAGAACCTTTGCGGTTAACGTTCCGGTCGCGCCTTGCGCCGACAGTGACCAGAGTCCAAGGCGAGCCGCTCGGTGATACACCCAGCGGATCTCGCCTTCAGTCCCCTTGATTTCGAGCGAGCGAAACATGCGCCTCCGTTAGAAGGTGTTCCCCCACGACGACGCGGCGGCAAACGACCCGCTCAGTGTGACGGCGCCCGTGCTACCGGTGTCCATCGAGATGTCAAGCCACGCCAGTCCGTACCAGTACTTGCTCGGCGCGGTGGCCGTGGGGTACAGGTAGAACTTGCACCCATCAGTCGATGATGCACCCGTAAATGGCTTCGACTCCCCGTCGTTCCAGAAGCCGCTGAGCGTGCCCTGCAGGTCTGGCAGTCCCTGGACGTACACCTTGTTGGTGTCGCCAAAGGACGTGACTTCGACCTTGTCCGTCTGTCTGTTGATCGTCCATTGGTTCAGTGACAGGACGTTTGATGCTGTGCCAGACGCCGACGTCGACATGTAGATAACGCCGCTTTTGCCATGATAGGGAGTAGCCATTACCGAATCCTTCTGCCGCTATGCAGCGGCCTGTTGTGGAAGCAGTCGCGACAAGTCGCCCAACACGGTTTTCGCGCGTTCGACCCACGACGCCTCGGCCACAAGGACCGGCAACTGCGCAGCTACGCGGACACGCTCTGGCTCATTAGCCAGCCACAAGCGAATCAGCGCCGCTGCCTCCTGCGCAGTCGTGAAAGTTGGCACCACGTCACCAAACACTTCACGCACTTCCGCGCGGGGTTCTGACAAATGGAACGAGCCGCACGCCGCCAGCTCGTACGCTCTCGGACTCAAGGACTCAGGCACCACAGACAACCGCTGACGGTCGCTCGTGCGCGTGCGGTACAGGTTTAACCCGATCTTCGCGCGCCGATAGAGTGCGCTCGCCATCTCGTTGGAGACTTGCGCGCCTCGCACACACGACTGCAGCCGCTTGTTCAGTCCGAGTCCCTTCCACGTCCCATACAACCCAAGATTGATGCCGCTCCAGTCGATCGCGTTGAAAAATGCGATGCGCTCTGGGAAGCCTGACCCGACGAAGACGACGTCGTGCGCCTCAAACGCGTCATCGCCAGGAATCTGCGTTTGATGCTTCAGTGGATGCCACGCGTGAGGCAGATAGCCAACGTTCGGATTGACCGTCCGAAACGATTCCACGCACTTACGCTCGTTCGTCCAACACCCGTCGACGATCTTCGCCATCGCCATTTCTTTGTCGTGGTCATACGGCGATTCCGTGAACAGCACCACGACTTTCAAGCCGGCCTGCTTCATCATCAGCACGACGTCTGGATGCAAGAACATCGCTGACACGACTAACACCACATCCACACGCAACCGCAATGCCATCTCAAGGATGCCGACGCTGGCGTGATAGATGATGTCGACCTGATTCGGCCGCGCGAGGTCTGGTTGCGTCTTCTTCCGCATCCGCCACAGCGCATTTAGCGCGTTCGTAGACGCCTCGATACGCGTGTCCAGCCGATAGTGTTCAACGTGCGCGCCGTTGGCCTTCAGACCGTAGTCCAATCCATCGAACACGTCAGAGACAGACCACGCACAGCCCGGATGCGCCAGCAGGATACGAATAGGACGACTCATACGAACGCCTCATGCGCGCGAGGCGCACGGAGAGAAGCCAACGTCTCGTTGACGGGATGCAGCCGACACATCACGCGGCA